AGCTTAGGAAAATCAAACTCAGGCATCTCTAATTTAGGAATAATTTTTACTATGATTTCTTTATCAGGAATATCGGTTACTGCTTTAATCCCTTCCTCAATTTCCTTCCAGCGATTCCTGATGTTTTCATATTCGGGAAGAGTGGCAATTGCTTTTAAAACTCTGGCGTAATTTCTACCATGTTTATTGAATATGTCAGTCCATTCTTCAGTGGTTATGATTTCATTGCCAATTAATTCTCTTCTTAGCTTCATGGCCTTTGCCATAGAATTAGTTCCAACAGAAACAGCCCACGCCATCGCTTCTTGTGCTTTAATAAATAAATTTTGCTGCCTACAAACATGGACAGCTATTTCTTTATAAACATCTATATAAAAACTAAATTCTTCCCGTATGGCTGACATTTGCATAGATATGGCATCGGCAACTTCATTCGTTTTTTTTGTGAATTTTTCCTCAAAATCTTCAGATGTCCGAATCGCTTCTCTCATCGGATCAATCAAGCCTTCGTAGAAGGCGATTTTCCATTTATCGGTTGCAACTTTGACGGCCTCAATCCAAAAATCCATTGACTCCATTTGTTTCTTAAATGCCTCATCGGTCAATCCCAGAGCCTTTTCCGTAAGTTCAATATCAGAAGCAAAGCCTTCCGCTGCTTCACCCGCTAATCCCATAACAGCAGTCAAGGCTCGGACATTTGGCACAAATATGCTTAAAAGTTTATTACTTCCACCTGTCCCTTTTTCTAATTCCTTTAAAAGTCCTGATAATCCTTTTGCCTTAAGTGCGGATGTTGACCATTCAAACCCCAAATTTCTTGCTAATATTTGAGCCTCTTCTGTAGGGTTAAGAATCGACATAAGCACTTGACGGAGCTGCATCGTAGCTGTTCGAGAATCAATTCCTTGCCTGGTTAAGGTCGACATGGCAGCGGCTATTTCGTTGAAGCGCAATCCTAATTTAGAAGCAACAGGCACAACAGTACCTAAAGAACCCGCCATTTCTTCAAAAGTCAACTTTCCACGTTTCACGGTCGCAAACATAATATCTGAAACATCCGTGGCATCTTCTGCTTCCATGCCATAGGCGTTGATTACGGTCGTTATGGCATCAACGGCGGTTTTTGTATCGGTTATACCGGCTTTTGCTGCCTTTGCGGCTACTCCAAGAAATTCAATAGCTTTCGCTGGTTCTATCGAAGCGGAAAGGACTTGATACATTCCTTTTGCAAGATCGGCTGTATCACCTAAAGTTGGGGACAGTCGGCGAAGCTCATCACGCATTTTACGGGTCTCGCCCCTGGATATATTGAGCATCGTTGTAACGTTCGCCCACTCTTTTTCAAACTCTCTTCCTGTGCGGAAAACATCCTTAATCTGCCTGACCATCGACCTGACAACCAGGGTAGCACCGGCAGTTATCCCTATTCCAGCCGCTATCTGTTTCCACATCTTTGTCAATTTAGGCGATGTTTTGGTTGCAGCTCCCCCCAATCCTCCAATACTTTTATCTAATTGCGTTATGGAAACTTGTCCGCTTTTACTGTCCACAACAATTTGAAATTTTATATCAGCCACGTTAGTTCTCTTTTGCCTTGCTTTTTTCCCTTTCTATTGAAAGTTGATGGTTAAAAATTATGTTCATAGACACGAGGAAAATCTTTTTTGTCATTCCTTTTAATTCAAGTTCCCTCATTAGCTCGCCTATAAGATTCGTTTGAAAAGTAAATGAATTGACATTCTCGTAAAACCAATTGAGGCAAAACACCTCAAACTCAGTCAACTCCTTTTCATATTCTGCCAAAGAGCAATTAGCGCAGCCGCTTCTATCTTCTCCTATCTCATGCCTGTGCTCTTCAGGCTTCAGCAACAAAGGCCACAGTTCTTTATGCCAGGCGAGATAGGTTTCTAATTTTTTACGAAATTCTCTAAATCTTTTGCATACTCTGCAATTGCAGTTCCTAAAAACTTTGTTTTTCCTTTAAGTTTTTCACCCAGTAATCGCTTCAATACCGCTTTTTTTATCTGCATATCTTCAATCGGTAGCAATTTCCCTTTCTGTTTGACATCCCATTCTTGGACACAATCCATAGCTATGCCCAACATGATTTCAGAAAACGGTCTCACTCCTCCGTCTTGATCGAATCCGTCAACGGCTGTGATAGACTCAATCGGGCTAAGCCTTAACTCAATCACGGGGGGGTCAAGCTCTTTCGTGTCTAACTCGAATTTTATCCACTCCGAGACAGCTTTCCTTTCTTTGAATTCACCCAAATTTACCTCCTAAATTAAAATATAATTTAATTCTCTTTATGCAAGCATATCCGTATTTCTTTTGTTTTGCACTTTGAGTTGAACGGGCTTTGTAATCCCTGTCATGCCGGTGGGTGCTGCATCAGCCAGAAGTCCTCTCAGGATAATCTTTGCGGGAATGATGTTCTCATCGGGGTACTCCACATCTTCAATCTTCAACCGTGGGAACTCGAATTTGAAGAAGTAATAAGACGTGCCTGTGATAAGTGCACCTGTAAATATCAGGTCGGCTTTCTTCTCATTCTCAGAAGTCCAGTCCCCGAAATAAACATCATTCACGTTGTTCATGCGGTTTAATTCCAGCATCAATTTGACTGATACTTTTCCTTCCTCAAGCACTTCGATTATCGTCTGAGAACCAACTTCAGGCGCTCCGGCTTCAGGCTTTCGCTCAATTTCAAGTGTGAAGTTTTTGAGTCCAATTACATCACCGCCTGCCAGTGCACCCCCACCTTGAGCGTTCATCCTGAATGCCAACTGTTTCGCAAGAGCACGGTTATGCTTATCAGGAACCGTAACCGCAGCGAGAGTCGTAACGATTATAGAGCTATCCATAACCCTATCGCCTTTAATATCAGCCGTTAACTTGAGCTTTCCTCCGTCAATCGTGAATGTCAACTTATAGGGTTTCGCACTCGGTACGACATGGATCTTATCGTGTTTCTCTGTGGCATACGTCCCAAATAACGTGGCGATCTTATTCGCCAACTCAAGGGTGTGCAACCGTGCGGTTCCTTCGGGTGTAGATGGGACTCCAGCGGTTCCAAATACCTGAGCAATGATGGGACCCAAACCCTCATAACGGGCATCGAATTCAAGAGAAAAATCCACGGGGTCATAATCACCTAAATCTAAATCGCTCTCAAATGCGCTCACAGGCGATTCTTCGGGAATCATAGTGATAGACTGCTTTATGGCTCCTGCATTGAGAGGTAGGATTCCATTTCCAGCCCCATTGACATCAATTTCAGTCCCCCAGGCAGAGGCTTTCTTCCATGCGCTTACATTTAAACGTTTTTCAATATCTGACATTTTTATCTCCTCATTTTATTTATGCTCCAAGCATATCGTTTGTTCTTTTATTCATGATACTGAGCCGGACGGGCTTTGTGATTCCCGTCATCCCATACGGGGCGGCATCGGCCTCTAATCCCCTCAGCACTATTTTTGCAGGGATTATATTTTCATCAGGATAGTCAACATCTTCGATTACAAGTCTTGGCAGCTCAAATTTGAAATAGTAATCATAAGGACTCGCAATTTCAGCCCCTGTAAAAACTATATCCAGCTTTTTCTCATTTCCTGCTACCCAATCGGCAAAGTATGCCTTGTTCACATCATCCATGCGGTTGAATTCTAACGTGATCTTCACGGTAGCCTTACCTTCTTCCAGGGTTTCGATTATCGTTAGCTCTCCACTCTCATGCGCCCCGCCCTCCGGAGTTCTTTCTATTTCTATCGTGAGGCTCTTGACTTTGATTTTATCGCCATCCGCAAAGGCAGAACCGCTCACGTTGTCGGCTACATAAGAAGCCGAACCCGTGTCATCGGCGGCATCGCTGTAGCCACAAAGGTCTGAGATGTCCGTGGCTTTATGCGTCCCCGTATTCCAGAGCAAAGAGAAAGTTGAAGATGCGGCTATCGTGAATTTGTGAGTCGACGTGGAGTAGGTTATGGTATAGGTAAACGCTCCGGCCTCCTCTAGTTGTTTCTTTATTTCCGTACACAATGCGGTTGACGTATAGCTTCCAAGGTCAAGCGTTGCCGTTAATTCATCCCCATTTTCCTTAAAATCAATGTGTTTATTCGTAGCGGTAACATCAAACATCACATTCGCCGAAGCATTCATTCTCAAGACAGCTTGATGGAAGAATATCCGGTTATGTTTATCGGGAGGATTGACAGAAGCCATAGAGCCCACAACGCCTGAATTATCAATCAAGTTATTTCCCTTAAAGTCTGCGGTAATCTTGAGTTTCCCGGCGTCGGTTCCAAAAGTCAGTTTATGGGGTTTGGCTGAAGGGACAACGTGAATCCTGTCATGCTTTTCAGTAGCATATGTCCCGAACAGCCCGCTTACCTTGGCCTTCAAATCCAGTACATGAAGATAAGCCGCTGTAGCTCCCTGCTGTGTCGGCCCGCCCTTCGGAAAATGGAACCGGGTATAATCAGCCGTATAGGTCGATGCCCCGGTGTCATTTGCCGCATCATTAAATCCGCACATATCGGAAATATCTGTTGCCTTGTGCGTCCCGGTATCCCATCGAAGAGTAAAATTCGAGGGTGCTGCTATTGTAAATTTCCGGGTCGCCTTGGAATGCGTGACTGTATAGGTCAATGCCCCCGCTGCATCCAACTGAGTTTTCATCTCCGCACATAAAGCATCTGCGGTGTATGTTCCGAGCGTCAAGGTTGCTGTAAGCTCTGCGGCGCCTTCGTCAAAGTCGATGTATTTACAGGAATCCGCCACAACGAACCTCTCATCTGTTCCGAAGACCTGAGCCATAATCGACCCCAATCCCTCATATCTCCCGTCAAACTCAAGGGAGAAGTCTACCGGGTCTTTATGTGGAATATCCAGGTCGGACTCCATAGCACTAACCGCCGATTCTTCCTCTACCGGAGGAATTGACAGTTTTAATGCCCCTGCATTCAAGGGGAGGATTCCGAGAGTGGCAACATTTACGTCAACCTCTGTCCCCCAGACAAGAGCGTTTTTCCAGGCTGACTTATTCAGTCTTTTTTCTATATCTGACATTTGCTTTCACCTTTTTTGTGGATTTTTTTATCACAGGCTTGACCTTTTCAATCCAGCCATCCCTTTCCCAGTTAGCAATAATGTCGGGATGAATCCCCTTCTCTCCAGGGTTGAAGACCTCACCTATTTGTATCAAGCCATAGGCTGTGTATTGACTTTCTCGTATCCATTTATACATAGCTCACCTCGTTTATAATTCATCAAAATCGCCGGTTGTTATGACCTTGACCCTTTGGTCAAAGAATCCAAAACCAACGACTGATAAATATCCGTTATCGGTTTCCGGCGGCTCATCAAACGTTGTCTGTACCCCCAGGGCTCCGAGAGTTCCTGCAGCACCGCTTTTGGAATCATCGTTTATAGCCTTCCTGATATCTCTTATTGCCTTTGTGAGCGGCGTAACAGTATCTGAATTGTCCTTGACATATCCTTTCACGTTCAAATACCAGTGTTCATCATAAAGGTCTGTCCCTGCGAATTCTATAGAACCCCCGCTGTCCCTGAAGACCATATACAGGGGTTTACTTGCCTTCACTTTTGCCTCTTCCCAGTGAACAAATTTCTTTGCCACATCATAGGGGGTAAAGAAAAAATCATCCCCTGCGGTTATCGCCTTTAAGACAGCGATAATCCTGTCAATGATTTTCAGTGATAGAGGATTTACAGGTGCCATTTTATAATGACCTCGATTTCAGAGTTTTTAATATCTCTTCAGCTTTCATTGCCTGATAAAGCTGAAGCTTCATTTGGTCTATTGAAGTCTCAAGCCAATGACGGGCAGGGATATCAACCTCTCTCTTCAACACAAAGAGAGGCTTCAAACCCTTCTTGCCTTTTCTTTCTACCAGGAGAACATTCCCTTTCTTGGACTTGATTATAAAAGCGTCTGGAAAATTGGCCGCCCTACCCTGGACCCCAGGTAACGGAATTGTAAGCATCTTGGCTTTAGCTCGAACCTTCCCGCCCTTTTCCTGGATTCGGGCATATTTTACGGGCTTGCGTCTAAACACACCTGAACCGATTATGGAAATGATCATCTCACCTTTCATATAAACTTTACTTGCGATGCTTCGGGCCAGCTTTCCCGTCCGCCCTTTTCTCGATTTGAATATTACTCTCATGATATTCGTTTTCGTCTTTTTCTCAGTCTTACTTGTCCAGCCCTGCATATTAAACAGAATCGCCTTGTCCAGCTTCCTATATCTCTTCAGCCTCTTCCGGGCCTTGCTTGTGTCAACCGTCATTTTCATAGTCTTTTATACCTATCGAGAGTAGCCTTCACATCCTCTAAAAGCTCATTGACTTCTATGCTGATTGAGCCCCCATCGAAACTCCGGCTTGTCTCGCCCCATTCCTGCTTATCCTGTCTCTTCCAATCTTTAGCCACTTGCTTCATACAGGCCAATTCTAAATCCTTCGGGATATTAATAATCGCATCAGGCTCATTGACGGTCATGACATTGGAATTGCCGCCTGAGATATCAATAGTCTCATCATCTGCGAATTCCCCCGTTATGGATACGAACTCGACATAGCCGACAGCGTCTTCACCCGCCCATGTTCCGCTCGTCACTTTGATTGCCGCAACTTCACCTGAACCGGAAGCACTTGTCAGGGTTTTCCCAATGGCCGGCTCTTCCGAGCCTGAGTCAAAATGACGGGATTCAACAATTTGAAATCCAGCTTTATAATCCGTGAGTTTTATTCCCTTTCTGTTCTTAGTCCAATTTCCATTAACTTTATACAAATAACCTTCTTCAGCATAAAGAATGTAATCCTCATCTGTGCCTTCGGTTAAGGCAATATCGTCTTCTGTTACCGTAACCGCAGCCACAGGCCAATCGGGAAGCTGAAACTCCTTCTCTCCATTACCATCTAAATAAAGCGTCGCATAGATCTGCTCTTTCAGGTTGCGATCCGTATATGTGTCAAACAGGGAAGAGATAGCATTAATCAGCATTTCGAGAATGGCATCAACGGTCGTTCCCGCTTCATCAATATAGACCTTTATCCTTGTGAGCGTAACAAGTGCGTTATTTTCAAGAGCCATGTTTCACCTTAGAATTTTTTGGTCTTGGCCTTCTTTATCATCTTATCCCGGGGGGGCTTTTCGATTTCCTTTACCTTAACTTCTGTAAAGAATTCGGGATAACCCTTCAAAAGTTGTTCCCCTTTCGCATCGGGAACGTCCTTCTCTTCTCCGTCCAGGAAGTTAACAGGCTTATCCTCGAAAAAGCCGATATACTTTTCCATAACCTCTGTTTTCTTGAATCTGATTCTCATAGTTTTGCCTCCTTAAATTTTAAGGAAAGGGCGGGGCATTTCGCCTACCCCGCCCACTTATCAACGTGCTATAAATCCGAATTAAGCGTCGTATTCGAGATAGGTAATTTCCAGATATGAGCGTGTGAGTGCGAGTCCACTTCCAGTTTTTGTCACTTCAAATTGCAGTTGGGTTCCAGCAATCGGTTCAGCATAAGCAGGAACGAGAGTCATGTCGTGCAGTTCGCCTGCAACGAATGTCTGCCCACCCGACACGGGACCATTCGCAAGAGTCGCAATATCATTCGTTACGTCAGTCAGCCTAAAGGTGTTATAGTTGGTATCAGCCGCAGCGCAGGCAGTATCGGCACCGAGCCGAACCTTCGTGATCTTAATCTTACGCTTGAGAATCCACAGCGGCCATTTGATGGCATCAGAATCAATGCCAATGACACCGAGGCAAATGTTTTTCTGTTTTTCTACATAAGGTAAACTCATTTTATTCTCCTTCTTAACCCATACCTCCGCCGATTCCGATGAATTCGTTACCGACGGTTGTGACGTCCCAACGATCAACAAGAGCCTTCCTGAAAGATACGATCAATTGATTCTGGTCCACTTCTGCGTCTTCCTTGAAAGTAAGCTTCGGAACTCCTCTTGTCCCAAGTAGTATTCCTGGAACATAAACTACAATCAATTCGGTCTTTAGCCTCGCAGCTTGGTCTGCATAACCTGTGGTGTGAAGGTCTTGCCTGACCTTCTCAGAAGTGATAATTGAAATACCGTCCAGCTTTGCGATCTCACCAGTGAAGATAACAGCTCTGTCACCGTATTTATCCAACGTGATAACCTCTGCAAGTCCTCTTAACTCGTTATAAGAGGTAACGCCTGCAATAACCGCCAACTTGGAAGGCTGAAGTCCCCATTTACCCATTGCTGTTACAATTGCCCTGAAAGTTGTGATCGTGAATGTGGCATTATCAACAACTGTGGCAGCGGAAGCCTCGAATAACGCCCTTATTCCCTTGAAGATTCTCCTTCGGTCTTTCGTGCTGATAATGTCATAATCCATAGGGGTAGCAGCGTCATTGTCGCCGTTGAGAATAACATCGTCCCAAGCCTCTGCACCGGACTTCGTTAATTCTTCTTTCAGGTTCGGGATAATAGGAATAATCGAATCTTCATTTAATTCGTCTGAGAAAAGAACCCTTGCTTTCAACTTTCCAGCCGTGAGCGTTCTTTTTCCTGTGCCTGGAGTAGATGGCGGAGCCTTGGAAGGTTCATCACTTATAGATTCGGGAACAAGGTAAAAATCAATTGAACCACTTATGAAAGGTAGATCATAGGGATTGCTGGGCATGGGTATATCACGGAAGAGCTTGGCAACTTTACTCTCTAACCGGAACTTCTCAATTAACTCCGTACTCAAAAAGGTAGGAACCCATTCAGCGCCTTCCTCTGCGGTTGCCGTATCCATTGCCTTCCTCAAGGCTGATCTTGAAGTGTCGAAGCTCTGCCACATCTTTAGATTGCGGGGATCTGTCTTCAGGATAGTCGCTGTAATATAGGCCTTATCCATGAAGGTCTGGAGTTCCTTTTCCTGGTCATTCAACTCTCTGGCAGGCAGGCGCATGATCTTATTGATACTCCTGGCTTCAACTTTCGGCCCATCTGAAAAATCTATTTTCCTCACAGGTGGTTTAAGATTAGGTTCGTCTCCCTTAGCTTTTTGGCGCAGCACTAGAGCGTCAATTTTATCCTGCAGCTCTTTCAGGTCTGGCACTTTCTTTTCTTCTTTGTATTCTTGTAGAATTTTGTCGATTTCTTTCCTGTCTTCAGATGCTATCTCTTTCAGATTCTCTTCTAACTTTTTTAGAAGTTCTTCTAATGTCATATTTTGTCCTCCATTAAATTTCTTTTAAGGTGTTCTCGGAATTCTTTCCGAGATTCCTTGATTTTCTCGACTACTGAAAATATCTTATTTATGTCAACAGGATCGAGTTCCTGTAACTGCTGGCTATCCTTATTTGTCTCAATATCATTGCCTTCTAGCAAAGCCTCATCTATTGATTGAACGGCTATCTCTCCAGGCAATAATTCTTTCTTTTTTTTGCCATCGAATGCTTTGGTTATAGCCTGGCTGACTTGCCCTCCCTTGACCATGTCCATAACGGCGTCCTGGTGGGCTGGAAGCAATACGGCTGAATATTCGAGAAGCTCAATTTCCTTAAAATCAAACCCAACGAGATGGTCGCCTTCTACTATATCCTCTGTCTTTTTGGGGATGAATCCGACCGACCATCCTATGAGCTTCTCTTTTGCAAGAATCCATAAATCATTAACTAAATCCTTGAGCTTTTGGGATAGACCCTCATCCATCAAAAAGCTTGTTCCTGCATATAGGCTTTTTCCCTCTTTTTTGAATCCCTTGTTTTTACCAACAACGGGAAGCGGGTCAAGCCCACTGTAGCTGTGTCCATAAAGAACCGTTGGCTTTTTCTTGAAGTCCTTGGTATCGATGCCGTCGATCCTGATAATATCGCCCATACGGTCTTTGGTTTCTTTTGTTATCTTGTGCCAGATCGTTCTTGACTTCTCATCTATCTCTTTTATTTCAGTATCGACTATGGTTTTTGTTATTTTCTTCATTTTCTTAACCTCCTAGATTTGCCTCACTTCGGGATAAGTTGAGCAGAGGCAGTTTATGACGTTTTCAGGAGACGACTTGCTCGGATCGCCTGGATATTGCAATAACTCGCCCCCGACGATAAAAGGCTCATTTAGGGAAATCGGCTCATCGGAATATCTGTGGTCTGCCTCCATGTGGCTCTCCCTTGTCTCAGGTGAAAATGCAGACAGCCATCCTTTGAGCTCTACGTATGGCGACTGTTTATAGCCTTCGACTTGACCAAAGTTCTCCACATTGCACATTTCGGTCCTAGATATCCTTCTTGACCTGTTATGTGAGAACCAAGCTCCAGGCTCTTCCGCTGTTCCCAAAAGGTTTTGAGCTAGCTCTTCAACCGTCCAGCCTTCGGATTGAGCAAGATTGATTTGTTTCAAAAGCTCCTTGACGGTCTTCTTGTTGATTACCGCCCCGGATTCCATGACTATCTTCTCAAGCTGTTGCTTCAAAGCCTCATTAAAATTGAAACCTTCCTGCTTGTAAACCGCCTTCATTTCCGGGTCATAAAGCATTCCCTTGCTTATCGACATTCCAGCTTCCCCAGCCTCCACAAAAGCATTGAAATAGCGTTGTTTCAGTTTATCAAAGTAAATCTTCTCCTCTTTGTCCTGGTCAAATAATTCGGTAATCCTCAGATTCGGGATATCCTCTTTCTTCAGCTTCTTTAGTTTCTCCCTTAACCTTTTTACCTGGTCTTTAAAATATTCATCGACTTTCAGGGTGAACGGTTTTTCTTTAATGGATACCCGTTTGACAAAATTCTCCCAGAGGACTTTTTTCTTGGTTGGTTCCTGCCAGTAGGACGTTTTAACCTTTACCTCTTTCTTCTCCGATAAAGATTTCGCTTTCTTCGCCGATTCCTGACCAACCGGCACCATCGACATCGGCATATAATAAGTATCCCCGCCCTCATACGATTCTTTATTATATAGATCCGCCCTTACTTGATTGGGGGTCATGATTCCAGTGGTGACAAGATTCTTCGCAATGTCCGATTTTTCCTTCTCATCATCCTGGAGGACTTTGATATTTGAGTAATCGTATTCAAAATGGTAATCCTTATTAAAATGAGGAGCTAGATTCAAAGTCAGTTTATCCGCAACAAGGTCAAGAATGGGTATAACCGCATCCTGCCAGAATTTCTTTTGTTGGACTTCCATATTTGAATAATTAGCATATTCGAGAAGACCGACCACAGAAGGAGGGACTCCCAAGCAGGCTAAAATTTCCTCCCTGTTCATTTTCCTCATCTCGATATATTGAGCATCTTTAGGTGATTTTCCAAGCTCCTTAATTTCCAAACCTCCTGAACAGTAACCCATGATTCCGGCCTTCTTTGGGCCTTTATGGACTTTATTCCATTCCCGCCTGTGTTGTTTTTTTTGGTCTGTGTTTACGTTATCTTTACTATAAAAATACGACCTTGGAGTCGCATCATTCTTTATAAAATTCTTGTTATAGGCTACTGCATCAAACTCCATAATTGCCGTATTCTTTGCAGGTTGTAACATACCAAGACCAAGAAAGTAAGAGTCGGGATTTGCCAGCTTGAAGTGGATGACCTCGGATGGATCAAGGTCTTTCTCTTTTCCTACGTTATTGGTGAAAATATATTTTTCTATGAATTTTTGGGGATGGTCTTTAATCTGTACCTGCTCAGGTTTAATCCACCATATTTCAACCGGGGGATTGGCTTCAGAGATTTCCCCGTCCTCCTGAGCCCCGACCAGATTCCAGTAAGCATTCCCCGTGATGACAAGATTCACTACGGTTATTTGTTTCAATTCCCTATTAGAGAGGAAAGGGTTCGGCCTCATCATGAGATGATTCAACTCCTCTCCTGTCACTTCTTCAATCGTTTCTCCGACATCTTTTACGATCTTCAATTTAGGTTTTGTCGAAGCAACTGCAATAGCAATAGCAGCGGCATAAAGCCAGGGCAACTGCCTGAAAGCATCAATGAAATCCTTATACTCTGAAACTTTCTCCGTTTCCGGCTTATCGGTATGTTGTCCCTCTATTTCAGCGGCCATGAATCCAGCCATCTTTTTTTCAGCCTTTTCATAACCAAACCGGTTTAAGACGTTTTTTATTAAAGCCATCAGAATGCCTCAAACATAGGAATTGGGCCCTTGCAGTGCGTATAAATCCCATATCTTATGGCATCCATAGCATGATTATCAGAATCAATTGGAACAGGCAGATAATTCCCATCTTTGTCTTGCTTTCTCACATATGACCTTTGTTCTGTTGATATTTTTTCGCTTCCGTCCATGATATGAATTGTTTGTTGAAGTAAAAAATCTATTCCAGCCCTTACAGAATCCGGCCCCTTTTCACAGGGTTTTGCGTTTAATCCTAAATCGTATAATTCTTGGATAGATTTAGGTTCTGCAGAATCGCAGTATATTTCATCGCTTCCAGTAATCCCCCTAGATTTCATCTTCGCACCTAGTTGGATATTAGTGAGTCCGGTTTCATAGATAACCTCTTCAAGCCAGAACTCATCAGCCTTTCGGTAAATTCTAATGACCGTAGCAGGATCAATACTGTAACCAAAATCACAACCGTAAAAGATTTCATCAAATTTAATGTCAGGCAGTGGGACTAAATCCCAATCATAAATGACGCCTTCCAGCTCTCCCCATTTGCCTAAGAAATAAATGTTATAAAGATTTTTATTAATGTGCTTATACTGCTTGAGCTTTTCGACCTCTTCCGGCTTTGCCCAAGGATTGTCATAAACGGTATAGTGCAGCTTGTGGCTCTTTCCGTTCCCGTTCTCAAAAAACCTTTTATAAACCCAGGACGTCTTCCCTACCGGATTAAAGTCAAAAATAAACTGACTGAATTTACTCTCTCCACCACGTATGACCATATTGAGCATATCGAAATCTAACTCTCTCATTTCAGTTATTTCATTCATCCAGACAAAATCCACATCTGTGATAGATTTAGCCTTTTCATAGTCGTCTTTATTTTCTATACCGAGAAACAGGATTCTTAGACTTAAGCACTGCGCCATATAATCGCTTCTGTTAAGATTGAATGGAAGACCAAATTTCTCAGCTCTACCCTGCATAATCTCAATGACTGTTGATTTTAGCCTTGGTAATGTTTTCCTTGCGATGATTGCTTTAAGTTTTTTCTCTGGCTGTATGATAGACTGGAGGAGAAGTTTGTCCACAATGGAGTAAGTCTTTCCTGCATTTTTCCCACCTCTAACGCATAACTCTGGGGCTGTGGATTGGAATAACTCCTGGTGCTTATGGTTTAAAATTTTATTTAGATTCATCGTTTTCTTCTGGCATGTATTTATCTGAGAGTTCAAAAGTTACCGCCCCGCTGTGTTCCATAGATACATTCGAGGGAAGCATTTTCATTAACCACCCATAGAAAATTTCTTTATTTCTTTTGTTGGCTATAATCCATTTTATGAATCCTTCTTCTCCTCCGACTCTCTTGTCATTCAGTGCATTAATGACCATCTTTTTTATGTCTTCTGTAAATTTATCCTTAGCACCTTTCGGTCTACCAGGGTTGCCTCGCTTAAATGCTTTGTGACCTTTCTCTTTATACGAATTTACGGTTTTCTTCTGGTTATTTACTGTCATTTCTTTTCATCCATAATCACAACCATGACATCCTTATCAGCATGATGAAGGTGATTCAAATCATTCAGAATCTTAGTCTTCTTATCCGAATCAAACTCCAAGATAAGCCGTGTTGCCTTATCACCTGATACAAGGCTTTTATTATGTATGCTCTTTATCATAGCCTCAAATGCTACTCTCACTTGTGATACCTCTTATTCGGAATAAACATCATAGGCTGTTGGGATTTCTTCTTCGCTTTTCTCCTTGCTTTAACAATCTGCTTCCTTCTCTTAGCCCTGAAAGATTCATTGATTTCATTCGGATGATGAAGTGGCATATTCATTTCTTAACCGCATTAAAAAAGCCAAAGAGCTTTTGAATATCATTTCGTAGCAACCTATGGTCTTTCTCATTGTTATCCTTCATGTTCTCCATGCCTGTCTCCAGTGACGCAATCCTCTCGCCATAACCAGGATTGTCAGGCTTAATCTCCTTCTTTTTCCCATTCCGCCTCTCCATCACCTTCAACCCAATATAGACTATCTGAGCCAGAGTCAGGACTATCAGCCAACCGTATTTGAGAACATCGCCTTCCATTACCTCTTCCCCCAGATATCAGTAGCGGTCAACCCACTAATTATAAAAACCAAAAGCCCAACAATGTACGTTGAATATTTCACGAACCAATCTAAATCGGCTTCCTTGAACAGCGTTATATAAAAGGCTATGGTCAAAAGGACTACTGCACCGAGGCTAAAGCCAGCCCTCCGTCCGAACCGCTTTTTCTCACTCATCGCCATCATCAACCTCCCTCGATGAACTTATCTGATATTTTTCTAAATTCTTTTTCCGTAATCATGCCTAATAAAAAAGCAATATAATGTCCGTTATAACAAAGCAGTTTCTTTAAATGTCTAATTTCAGCAAAAGGATTTGTAAAGGCATTAGAACATGATTTATCAATTATGAATTTATTATCTAAATAATCTGAACTACATCCATCCATCATTAACCTCCCTTTGCAAAAGGATCACAGATTTTGTAATTGTTTCCCCTATAGTCGATAGGTCTCATCTTCACAAAAGCATTATGTTTAATTGCATCGGCAATTGTTTTCGTTTTCGATCCTCCTCCAGAAGCCCCAACAACATGAAGGTCATCAACCATCATCTCGACATGAATCATTTTCTCTTGATAGGGGTGAGACCAGAAGACAAGGCAACCCATAGAACCCTTATTCCTTTTCTTGTCCTTGAATTTCTGGTATAGACTATCGGCTGTCATGTCTGTACCGTGATTTATTAGCCCTACCGATTGGAGGACTTCCAGAATTAATCCGGAGCAGTCAAAGCCCGATGGGTCATCACCGCCCCAAAGATAGAAATGGCCTATCCATTTTTGAAGATAGGTTACAGCTCTTCTACGTAGATAATAGGATTTTAATATGCCATTCGCCATATCACTAATACTATAAACCCTGATTTTTGAGGTATTACGAAAAGTTGATTGATTTAATCAGTACAGGGGTGAGTAAATTAGGTAGGAAAGTTGCTTAAATTAATCGTTGACAAGGCATTCAGGAAACCTCTTGCGTATCAAATTGTTGGCTCTTGAATCCTTTACACCATATTTCTTTCGTGACCACGTCCGGGAATCTAAACTCCCGGACCATGTTTATGTCTTCCGGAAGGACCCGGTCCAGACATATTCTTATTTTCCGTATCTCTTTTTCCCGGACCGCCTCTATATGGAATATATGATGGTTGAGTGAAATGACCCGGTAGCCGGCGGGCGGTCTCTCCAGAAGAAAGATAGCCCTGTCTACCGCTCTTTTGTGTCTTTGTTTAAATAATTCCATTTCAATATTTCTTGAAGATTGTATAAACGATATACACTCCGGCGCCAATCAAGACATACGTTTTGACGGTGGACCCGAGCTTTATGCCGGCAGCCTCTCTTATCGCATCCTTGGCGACACCATCAGCGCTAATTCTCAGGATCCGCTCGGCGTTGAATTTGCCGGTTTCAATCTCTGTGAGCATCACCTGTGCCAGAAATCTCTTGTTCAATTTATCTGTGACGCTGCCCTCCGGGTATTCGATGATCTCCTCGCCCGAGAGGGAAAAGGAGAAGATCGGCTTCCCGAGCTGTTTTATTGTAAACCTGGCCGTGGCCAACTGTTTTCGCAGGCTGGTGTTTTGAGTCCGGATATTCTTTATAATTTCATAGGGATCTTCGAGCTCCGGTTCTTCTTTCTCCAGAACCTCGAGCTTTTCTTCCTCCCCGGCGTCGGCCAGATCTCGCTCCGCCACGCTGCGGGTTAAAGTTACAATTTCGTCCTGCAGGAGTTTTTTCTCCTTTTCCTGCTTGATTTTAGCCTGATCTGCCGCTCGATGCTCTGCCGCCGTGGATATCTTCAACTTTTCATGGGCCCCGATGGATTTCTGGAGCCTATTGGACACACAAGACCTCTCGAGGAGAAGAAAGCCGGCCAGGACCACGAGAATGAGGGTTAGAACGTCCTTGATTTTCATGGATGTATACTCCTATTTATTTTTAACAGGAACTCCCGGTAGAGGATCCGGTATCTATGCTTTGTTTTTGGCTCCTGTACCCATCCGACGAAGCTCGAATGTTTCAGGGCGCCCCTGATCATGATTCTCTCGGATTGAGAAAGAGGGACTTTCTCATCTTTGAGATACATTCTCAGGTTCTCCCGGAGATCAACGTTTTCCTTTATGAGCTCCTTCCGGGATTGCCTTTTTGGAAAATATTTGTGGAGGATTTCCCGGAGGGTCGTTGGCTTAGTTTTCATAATGCTCACGATTCCAGTCAATAATGGCCTCATATTCCTGCAATAGCCTTTCAATTAATTCGGCAAGCTCTCTCTCCTGTTCTATCTCTTCAAGCTCAAGCCGGATTTCTGCCTGTGCTTTTTGGATGTGTGGTAAGTCCTGCCTGTAATGGATAGACCTTAGGAAATAGCCGATGAAGAAAAAGGCGAGGGTGCAGACTAGGAATTGCCAGACGTTTGACTTTTTCATTGGTCTTCCTCTATTGTTATTTCCAACCTAGGTTTATTGGAATAATCTTTCGTTATGTATCCTAATGTGAATTGATTGTCATTTTTATAAGCTAATTTCTCCAGAGCATCACAGACTGTCTTTACACAGTTATCAAAGTCTGGTCTTTTCGTTGGCTTCAACCTCTTTTCTTCTACCAGCTTCTTTTTCTTTTTGCTCATGGAGGCTGGTATTGAAACATAGATATTAAGGAAAATTCTTAGCGGCCCCTCAAGTAGAATGAAGTCCGGATATTTAATAACAAACAACTCCTTGATATATGTTTCATAATTTACAGTTTCCGTTGGCGTGTAGGTTCTATGCTTCGCCCACCTAGCTCGCAACTTTCCCTGTGGCTCACCTGGGACTGTAAGTTCAATCTTCATCTAAACAACTCCCCTTGCCCCGCATTCCTAAACTTCAAATACTGTTTATGTTTTCGCAACATTACCTTCCTCTCCTCCAGCGTATCTATAGTTTTGCTTAATGTGCTAATAATCCTATCAACCTCTTCAGGGTCATCCACAACGAAAATACCCCTTTCGCACCACGCAATGGGCAAGAGCTTCGTATAAATCCGCCTGAGCTTTCTATCCGTTATGGCAAAGTCAAAACGCTTGGCATAGGAAAGGAGAATTCGCCTTCTCTTCGCATTCCGCCTTCCCATATAGTCCAGGAGGAGCTTGTCCTTTATAATTTCGATGATAGACTTACCTTCTTGTGCTTCATAATGAGCTTGGATGCGGTGGGTGTGGTTCATTTTTTGATTTTTACTCCTGCCCTCTTAAAAGCTTGCCCTAGTCTATAATAGCTCGGATATTCTGCTATATAATTTCTCTCTTTCCAAATAAAAGCCTCATCCACCTCCACCTGCTTTCCCTTCGTATCGCTGATGATTTGGGTAACAAAATCCTGGGCTTCTTCCAGATGACCAGGGAAGTGCTTGCCCTTAAATCTATACCCAAAGGTTTCAATTAATCTTATTGCCTTCTCCTCCACATACTTCTCATCAATCTCAGGCTGTTGCTGGATAAGTCGCTTTACTTCTTCGTGTACCTGATAGCAAGTATCCGCCCCCTCTAAACAATTAAGGCAATCATTATTTTTGCTTTCAATATATCTACGACACTCATTGAAAACATAATCAATATGCTTTAACAATTTCTTTTTATCCCGCATTTAAACCTCCTACTACCCGATATCCCTTATAGTCACAATTAGAGCAGTGAATATTCTGTCGTGGTGGATAGCCAACAGGGACTATCTTTGGGTACGTATCTAATAATTCTCTCCCACACTTAGGGCAAGAAATCTCATTGGGGCAATGTTTATCATCTTCGCTCATCAATTCCTTCCTTTCATCGCTCATTTTGACTCCTTTTCCTCATATTTTTTATTACAATTTGAAAGCTTTCTTGAGCGGTTAAGAAATCCAAGTTCTCTGGCGCTTGTGGGGATTCATCAACATATTGAATACAGCCATCCATTATTTTTGATTCAATTCGTGCGATAATTCCAATGCTGTCAATTGCATCTCCTTTTGAAATCTTTATGTGTAATTTTTCCATTTTATTTATCCTCCCCTTCATCTCTCATTTTGGGGCTCCTTTTTTGATTTAGATGGTTTATAGAAACGACATCCCCACCACGTTGCCTTAGCTACATCTTCAGTGTAATTTTGTTTCTTTATAAAGCATTTTCCCCAAATTTCATCAATCGGTTTGTAGTAATAACAATTCCCGCAGTGTTGCTCTTCATTATAGACATTACACTGCCTACCACAAGCCTTACAGTACCAGCCTTCGCTTGAATCTTGCGTCCCCTTATCAAGCCATATAATAAAGGGAATAACTGGGGCATTGTGGCAATCGCTTTTCATGATTCCCCCTTCAGCCTTTTGATGGCGGATTCGAGTTGGGTGATTTTCATATAAGTTTCTTCTCGCCATCTTTTTGACATTAACCCTGCTATTTCTAATGAATTTTTAAGATAAAAAAGATTATTTTCCATCATTCCAATAACATAATCATATTCGCTCATACCTTCCTCCCTAGTATTGATTTTAATGACCGATAGCCGAACTCTTTGCGTATGTTATAGAGATGGCTGTATGTTATGCCGAATCGACCGGCAAGTTCTCTTAGCTGGATGTACGGAGCTTTGCTTAAAATCTCCTCACTCCTTTTGGCTATTTGTCGGCGTTGCTCTTTGGTCATTTGGTGGAGGCTCATGGTTGCCTTCTAAGCGTTCTCTCGATGTATCCTTGTGCTATGCTAATTAATAAAGTAAGTTCTATTCCATCATTTTCTCCATCAAAATTTGCATAAACTTTACCTCTTTCAAAAACCCCACTCTTCTCAAGGTTTCTCCAACATCTTTTAAAATATAACTGAGTCTTCTTTGGGGTCATGTCAATAATTTCATTTATCCAGCTAATAATTTTCTCTTTAGCTTTTTCTGCACAGCCAAATTGAAAAGCTCCACATAAAACAAGCGAAGCTACCATTTCTTCCCATCTTCCTGAAATAAAATTATCTTTTAGTAAAGATTTTATTATTTCTTTTGCTGATTGGATTGTTTCTGACTCCTCTCTTTTCAAAGAGCTTGGATATTTCTCTTTTAATTTATCAACCCTGCTCCAAATTGCTGGATTTCTTTTCATCTCTATTACCTCCTTACCATAGTTTTATTCGCCATCAGGGAATTATTGGTCATCATTTTTTCACTATTCGACAATTAATAAGATTCTCTGCTTTCTTAACTCTCTTAACTAACCTATCAACCTCAATCCCCTTCAATCTGAGTGCATCCGACTGCTTAGAATTTTCCTTAGTTAACCGATCAATATCAGCTTCCTGGTTTTTAATCTTCTGGCTAGCTAGAATGATGATGAAGATTAGGATTGCGATGACAGTTAGGTAAAGAATGGTTGTGAAGCTCATGGGGATTCTCCTATTTTTTTATTTCTTTTTTCAGCCAATACACACCCTCTTTTTTTTCTCTCAGATATCCTCTCCATCTTCTCATAACTCTTTTTTTACTTACTATACTTTCGATTGCCTCCATAACATCATGAATCTTCATCGTACTTTTTGGAGTGCATATATTTAAAGCACACCAGATTAAAGCAAGTTTTTCCTTAAATTTCCTTTCCTTTACGACAATTATTTTCATAACTCCTCCTTATAAAGGTGGCTTTGCCTTATATTTAGGATCGGCATATTTAATAAACGGTCTCCAAGTTGATTCAATCTTCTTCTTCTTATTTCCATTATAGAGAAATGTTTTGGCATGTTTTATAAATTGCTCATCGGTCTGTTCATTATTTAGAATATTGATATATCCGGTAAGAGCATCTTCAAGTTCCTGTGGATCAACACCTTCATTCTGAATTAGATTTAACCATTTACCTTTAGCTTTCCCTTTATCATTGCTTCTTGGATATCTTTTCCACCATTTCTCAAACAGGCGATCAAGTTCGGCTTGATCGTATGTTATTTTAATTTTCTTTTTATTATTCTTATTATTCTTATTTGATTTGGTAACGCCTTTTTCGTTACACTGTAACGTTTTACCGTTACTTTTCTTTTTTCGATGCTTCTTAACTCGCTCATAGCTCTCTGATAATTGATATTTATCCCATGTTACAACATACAATGTTCCTGTATTGGATCGAGCTAATTTATTAAGTTTTATGAATTTTTCTATTGCTGATTTTAATATTTCTTCTGGAATATTAAATATTCCTGCAAGTTGCCGTGGAAGATAAGGAGTTTCTTCATTAGCTCGGATATGACCATCATCCTTTGATGCAAGAGCTAAGAGGTCGATCCATATCGCTCTTTCTTCAATCGTACACTCAAGCCTCATAGAGCCGAATATCCACTTATCAGCCCAAAAGGGAAACCAAGGTCTTTCAGATAATCTCTTTTTCAATTCATTATTCCTTTAAAAATATTTCACTTTCTGTGATATTTTCAATATTGCAAGAATCAAACCACCAATATTTAATTAAATCCTTCTTTAAAATAAGAATTCCTTTATTTTTATTGTCAGATTTAAAATAATTTATTATTGGATATTCATGTGCTGATATATGTAATCTCATATATTGAACTCTATAAATAGCGACATTATTAATAAAGCTATGTATGCAAATTTGACTTTCACATATACTTATTCCACTTGGTTTTTGAGGAGAGCCTTGATAAATCTCTATACAAATATTTGGACTATTTGAATATTTATCCTCATTTTTTATTTGAATAACATAAGGTATTTTATTTTTTATTACCCATAAATCTCCATACGCTCTAGTATCTAATAAATCTCCAAGCCATCCTTCATTGCGAAATATGTTCAATATTTCCTCTTCCTTTTTTTGACCGATTATAAGATCGTTTTCAAAGCTTTCTCTATTCATTCTATTCGTTGATATATGTCTCCAATATTCGAGAATATCTCTATAAATCTTTTAATGTTTTTTCCTAGATAAATAATCATTGACGGGAAGGGCGCAGAGTTTTCACTTTCTCCGAATTTCAAACGCCCCCAAATAAAACAACGTGGATAATTCTTCATCCTTTGATACCACTTCGTATCTGTCCTTGACGGGGTTAATGCAATTGCTTCTTGAGTATTTTCTTTTTCAAATTGTTCACAAAGATAATTAATCCAATTTTTTATTTCACCTCCATATGGAGGATTCATATAGATTTTTCCATACCATTCTTTTGAAAGAGCATCCTCTTCTTTTATGAAATGATTTTTTGCTGGAACATTTGGAAAATCAGGATTTGAGCATGGATCTAAATCAATCTCATTTAACAATTGAATTGTCTTTTCTATGATTAATTGAGGAGTAGTCCATTCAGAAGATTCGCTTAAAAAATGAACTGATTGATGTTCAGGTAATAAATGTCGTTTAATATATTCCCAGTTATGTTTGTTGTCGAACGACGACAATTCAGGATATTTTCTTGTAAATTGCACACATCGATATAATTCTTGTCGACTAATATCTAAATCTTTAGCAAGGCTTGCAATTGTTTTCTTGCCATATTCAGCTCTTTCAAATTTTAATTCATCTTCTATGATACGTTTTCCTATAGCATGCTTAGCTCGTACTATTCCTTCAAAATTCAAAAGCTTTAAATCAAAAATAAGTTTTTCATACCAGTCATATTGAAGAGCTATTTTCATCTACCTACCCCAACCCTCCCCAGCCACAGGCGTGAGATCGCCTTGAAAAGGAGGGCAGCCAGGGAGGGTCATTGGGTTTCCTTTACCATTTCCCAGGGGTCTTTATTTTTCCACTGCATAGCTATCCATTTATGAATTCCATCATTTTTAACATTATGATGAGCTACTAAACATTCAAAAGGTTTGACTAGATGAATCGCACAATTATGATTAGGTTCAGTTAAGAAAATACACCTAGAGCTAAAAGCAAACCCAAATGAAGCTCGTCTTCCATGCTCTTCTTTTGAACCTGGACTCAATATATCAATATCTTTATCACTCACCCAATAATCAATAACTAGGTATTTTTCATAAAGTTCTTTCATTGAAATCTTTAAATATTCGGCAACCTTTTCAGCCTCACCAGGCAAAAACCACCCTGGTCTTTTTTGACAATAACCCACACATTTTTTACATGAACAAGGCTTGGATTTTTTATATTTAGCCCTCACTTCTCCCCCCTCACCAAAAAAGTATAGAGTGCCATAATCAATATGCTATACCCTTTCCTTCCCCCCTTCTCCCTCAAAGTGATAGTTTTCGCTTCAGGGTCTAGCTCGACTATTATGGGACGCTTTATTTTGGGGAGGGATATTTCTCGCTTAACGGGCTTGTTAAGTTTTGTCATGGTTTCTCCTTTTTCATCAGTAATCTTTGCATTAATCATTTTTAATAAGAGTAGGTAAATTAAAATCATGCCAAAAAATAAAACAATAAAATCTTGAATCATTAAAGGACTCCTTGAGCTAGTCTATATTCCTGCCATCTTTTTAAATGTTGTTGGTTTTTTCTCATTTAATCCTTTTCCATCCATCACAAACGTAATACGTGGCGCATTCAAGCCTGACTTTAATCATTTTTTCTTCTGGGATACCTGCCTGCCTACATCTTTTACAGGTCGTTTTAGGCATATCAAAATATCCTTCATAATAATCGCAATTAAGGCAGCTTCTATGATAGATTGGCTTGAAATTCTTGGGTGCTACTAAACCATCACCCTTGTATTTCATCGTTTTCTCCAAGTGAATCAATCATAATGTTGATTTCATCAATCAAACTTACTAAATTGAGGCGTGCAAGTTCTTTAGAAACAGAGACATCGTTAAATAGTTCCTCAATAGCTTTCAGGGCTTTGTCATGTAATTCTTGATTATTCATGTTCTCCTCCTCTTCAAGTCATCATCCATATCATCATCAACCTTTGCATGGTACTTCCTCATCATTCTTAATCCATCTTAGGAACATCCCCGTTATATTCAAAGCACTCGTAATTACCGCCACCTTTATCCAGCGTTATCTCAAAGCAGAGGTGAGGGTTTTCGTCATAATCCATACATATCTCACACCACATATCCCATGAATGAATGCTATGGGTTTGTGAACGCTGGATAATTCTTATGTTGCGTCCAATGTGGTAATCAGGATGGTCTTCTTTTTTAAAGCTCATTTCCAGATTCCTTAAATTTTGTCATTGCTTTTATATATAAATTCCGTGCCTCTTCTAAATATTCTTCCCCTTCATCATGTGTTCTCAAGATTGAATCAATGCCGTTTAAAATCCTACGAATTTCATCTTTCTCCTTTGACATATTTTTCAGAAGTCTTTGTATTCGGATGAAACCTATTTTCATATCAGCTTTCATAATTCCCTCCCTGCAACCTATTTTTTCAAACAGGCTCAAGGGAAGGGGAGGATGTAGTCGCACCCTCCCAAGCTTTCCGACTATCGAACTTCTGGACTTCCCATATTCCAAAAAAAAGGGGTTCATACCCTATCCGGCCTACCATTGGTGATGGGGCTTGATTCGATTATCTTCTTCATATCCGCTATTTCCGACCTTGCGTCTGCCTGCCATTCCAAATACTCCTCATCCCTACTCGCTTGACCGCTTGCAGCACATATGGCAGCCGTGAAGAACCCAACGATCCCACCGATGAGAAGACCGAGGATGAACCAGAAGCCCCAACTGCTAAAGAATGATGTTGTTTCGTTCATGGTTGGACTCCTTTAAACTTTCTCCCCTTCAAATAGGGTCTCTGGTTGTTTTGAAACTGTCTCTTTCTTTGGCTTCTCTGAATCGCTTGCTTTTTTCGGTTTTTCCTGCTTATCCTCCAACGCTGTCATTTTGACCTTGAAATGCTTAATTGCGTCCTCATATCCTTCTATATCCTCAAGCACATCCAGCCTTTCCTCCTCTTTTTGGGTGAGGCTACCTCCCAAGTCTCTGAACTTTTTCAGGATGAATGAGAGTTCCTGCTTGTGTGGGGCAAGGTCTTCTTTTGGCTTTGCTGGCTCTTTTTCATCTTCTGGTTTGAAGCCGTTTTTGGGAAATAAATCATCAACGGCTCGCTGGCTTTCATCAGGCTCCGGAAGTAAGGCTCTTGCTGGAGGAAGCTGTGCTAATTTTTGGATTTCAATAAGGCTCATACCTAAAGATAATTTAAGTGGAAAATGTTTGCCTTTTTTGATTTTATTCCCTTCAATTCTATGGGTATCTAATGGTTCTCGCTTTAACACAAGCGGTATCATCGCCACTCTACCTGCGACACTTCTCACGTAGTCAATTCCACTATTAACATCAATTATTGAATTTTTAGAGCTAGTTGATATTTGCCAAACCCCAACAGCTTCTTTGACTTCTGGAAGTAAAAATTGTAAAACCCCAACTGGTTTACATTTTTCCTCTTTTAAGTATTCACATGGACATTTGATTTCCTTAAATCCTCCCTTATCGAAATCCCAACAGATTGCATTTTCTCCATCACCTTTACAAAGAAGAATTCCACGGCCATATCTTTTATAATCTTGACGAAAAAAGATGCCTTCATCTTCAATGGGAAACATAATCGAAAGTTCTTTTGGTTCGTTGTCATAAATATCTCTAACAAGTGGTGGACAAACAAAATAGTCAGTCTCTTCTGGATATTCATTTTTAGTTTCAGGATGTATCTTTTTTATACCAAGCCTGATGACCCCAGCTCTTGGTAATCGCCTTCGATCTGATAAACCTTTAATTGGCATGGTTGTCCTCCATATTTTGATGAAAAATTAGATGTTCATAATTAGATTTAAAAAGCTCTAAATTTTCTGGTCGGTTATCATTAGGAATAGCATTTTTATGATGGACAATTTCTGTTGGCTTTAAATATCTATTGAGAATTTTTTCCATAACCAATCTGTGTTCGTAAACATATCCTTGATGATCTGCATAAGGATGTTCTTTTTTAAGAATCATAACGTAACCATAAACTGTATTTTTTTGCCCACCTTTCCAATTCGATGGATTTTCTAATTGTGCTTTACTTATATTTTTTCGATGTTCAATAGAAAAATGTCTTCCTTCAAGAGCTTTGCTTATTTTTCTTTTTGTTTTTTCCGATTGATTTTTTCCTTTATGTGCCTTACTCATTCTTTTTGTAGTTTTTTCTGAGTGTTTGCCTTCTTTATTCCAAGGGATATTTCCTTTTTTAAATGGCATTCTTAACCTCCTTTTTAATCCTTATTTGGTCAATAAACTTGACTCTCTTAGCTCGCTCAAAGACTTCCGGATCCACCTCACCATCTTTAATCGCCTGTTGAATCAATTTCGCTTGAGGACTGGCTATGAGATGCCATTTGCCTTTAAGCTCCTTGAGAAGATAATCCTCATCCAGAGAAGTCTTTTTACTGAAAATATGCTTAAGCCGTTCGGTTTCCTCTGCACCCGTAGCTTTGAAATACCGTATGAGCAAACCATAGACTTCCTTGATTTCCTTTTCCCGTTCAGCTATCTCAGATTTCAATTGAACGTAACGATTCTCTGCACTTTCAACCAATTCTTTTTCCGGCTTTTCAATTGACGGATCGGCTTGCAATTCAGGCTCTTTTGCTTCTGGAATGCCCTTCCAACAATATTCCTTAAACCGGCAATAATTGCATTTAATGGAATCTCGCTCATGAGGGCGTTGGGGAATTTTCTTGGCATCGATTAATTGCTTTAGATCCCTGAACCGTTTCCGGATAGCCTTGACCCGTTTTTCATCGTATGGAATCTTCCAGGCAGCAAAAGGAAAATCAGATGTTTCTCCTCTTTCCATATAGAGGATATAACCATAATCCTGGATATTCCTTTCTTTGAGGCTCTTGCTTTTCTTTGCTGCATATATGTACCAGAATAACTGGTCAATCTCTTCTTGATGAGGTTCTTCAACATTGAACGCATAGGGATTTTTGGATTTCAATTCCGTTACAACAAGCCCCCCATTTTCTGATACGAAACAATCAAGCCTTCCCGTAGTATCAATCGCCCAATCTTCTAAACCATATTCTATGTCCCTTGAGTTATCTATGACCCTTTTCTTTTTCAGGCGTTCTTGAATCTCTTCATGATACATATTCCCATGACGGAAAAAGACAATGGTTTTATCAGCTAGAGTCCTTCTTTTTTCTGGATGAACGAACCGATAATAAACCTCTCTATCGCAATGTGAAACGAACGACATATATAAGTTCTTGGGTGCTTGCTTATCTCTTTGTCCAGAACCTTTCTTTCTCTCATCTCTATAGGAATCAATAAGCTCTTTAATTAGAAAGTGGTCTCTATTTAATTTCTCTATCTGTATTGTCATAACTCTTCCTTTTCTATATATTTTTTAGCTAACTCTATTACTCCTGTATCACGAATATTTTTTAAACCAAGTTCTGACATGGCTTTACGCAATGGTTCTAGCCATTTTTCCGCAATCTTGAAAAAGATGCGGTCTGGGTTATCCAAGCTTTCAGAAAATTCATATATTTCTGGATATTTCTCTTTATCCACCCACCAGCTCTTTAATTGATAATCCGCACCACAACAACTTGAGCTTGCCTCGCCATGAAAGAGATTCCAAGTAAAACCAACTCCACTTAATTTTTCTCCACACAATAGACAATTATCTTTCTTAGGATTTAAAACTATTCGGTCAAAATCTTCACCTTTTAATCTAATCTTATCCATAATCCCTCCTTTCTAATTTCTGTAACCTCCTTACCTCATCCCTGAAATCCCGCACGTCATCAAAATCAACCCCTTCCTCATCCAACTGTTCATGGTCATCCAGGCAGCCAATGCAAACAGGACTTAGGTAATGCTCCAGGATAATCTCATCACGGTCGTAGAGATGACCGCAGAGACTACAGCGGTATTTGTGCTTTGTCTTGCTCATGGCTTTTCCACTATTGCTTGAATACCACGAGTTAAATAATGAAGCATAAAAAGAATAGCTGGAACCGAACACATAGGCTTTCCTACGATTGGGTCATCAATCCACCATTCACATTTTTCTTTGGTGCAAGGATAGGTGCTTACTGAAAGTGCATCAGTATGAAACTTTAAAGGACATTCTTTATTTTCAGCCATCACTCACTCCTCTCTAAATCACAAAGAGCCCTATAATAAATAGCACCGTCTTCTAAATCCCTTACGCTATATGTTCCTGTAGCTTTTTCGATTCGGATAATTTTCCCTTCCCATTCATGTTTCAGAATTTTACCACCAGCACTCCTTTCATTTACCCAAACAACATCACCAACTTTTAATTTTTCAGCCATCTTGCCCCTCCCTTGCTTCTCTTAGGCGAGCTTTTTCAGCCCCCCAAGTATAAGTTCCTCTATATGGTCTCTTGACAATATTTCCACATTCAGGACAGGTATAATCTTCTATCGTTAATCCAAAGCGACGACCCACCACGGCAATGCCTATCCAATCACATTTAGGACACCAGGCTTTAATATTCATCCCTTCCCTCCCTTGCCTCATGCTTCTTTTTCAAATCCCACATTCTTTTATCTCCATCTTTCCAGTAGAAAAATAGACTCTGCGGCTCCCCTGATTTTCCTGCAAGTGATGGTATGTATTCCCTGTTACAGTTTGAACAAAATGCGTAACATTCGTTACTGAACTTATTAATCTCATATTTCTCCAACTCTCTACCACAAAGGGGACAAAATAATTTCATTACTTCAATTTTCATCTCTCCCCTCCCTTGCTTCCTTCTGCAATTGAGCCAATGACGGCAAGCCTTTGTTCATCACCTCACCAAATGCCATTATCAAATTATCAAAGCATAATTTGACATCTTCCTGGCTTTCCCATATACTGATTTTAGTTTTAGATTTGTCCGTCGGGACAAAGTCGATTTTCCCCAGCTCACCTTTGGAGGGTGAGCTCTTTTTGGTTTTCATTTTGATTCTCCTTTATTTTCTTGATGATATTAATGGCAGATTCGAGTTGGGTGATTCTTCCTTTTAAATGTTTTATTCGGCTTAAAGCATATTTTTCTGTAAATACTTTTAATGTATTAGTAGCAATTGCGTCCTTGTAATATTCAATTTGTTTTTTTATCTTCCTTATCTCTTTTTTAAACATTTTAATCTCGATGGCATAATCATATTCGCTCATCCCCTCCTCCCTTTCTTCCACTCATGAAATGCCCATAGTCCGAGAAAGATTAGAACGAGAATGAAGAATGTCAGGTCGATGGCAAATTCGATTTGTGTTAGGGTTTTTCCTATCATGGTTTTGCCTCAGTCTTTTTCTTTAACGTTTCCCATCCAAAGAATTATTTCTCTTATTGATTCTATTGAGAAAAAAGCGTTGTGCTTACCTGAAAGAACTGTAAAAAATGACACGCTTGAATTTCTCCATTTGCCAACACCAAGTAGGATTTTGTTAAGTCTTCTTTGGATTGGATACATATCAGCAGGAACATCTATTTGATAGATTTTCTTCCCCAAGGTTCCATCTGATTTTAATATTCTTGCTTCCATAATTCCCTCTTACTTAATGCCATTGCCCTATACACTTTGGGAGAGCCGAAGCCCTCCCAGGAACATACAACTTGGTTCATTTTGAAATAGATTTGCGTCTCATATAACCTCCTTTCCTTAAGAATTCTGCTAATCATAACTTCACATCCTTCCGAATCCTCAAGTCCAGCTCAGCCCCCTTTCTCCTCAATTCGTTTAAAACAGCGTGAATTTTCTTGTATTCTATTTTTGAAATCTTCTTATCTTCATAAGACTGCTCTATGATTTTTAATGCCCTTCCCAAAGTGATAGAAAGATCAACTTCCCTTTTCCTGACAAAACGAACCCCTCTTTTAAATTTGACTGATTGAGTAGGAATGTACCCACATGGTTCGCAGATTCTGTGGAGAAGGCGAACATCCCCCGTGCCGTTAACTATTTTGGGGATGGTATAGGCTAAAATCCCTTTGCCACGATTCATCTGATTCCATAATGCCGAATAGCCTATCTTTGCTTTTTCAGCTATAGCCTTTAGTCCTCCATTCGCTTGTGCTAGCTCAAGAATCAGTGAGCGAAAAATTTTGTTAGTAATTGCTTGCTGAACCATTCATTTAGCCTTAAAATTTATTTATGGGATTAAAAATAGGCAGTCTTAGGTTTGCGAAAATGCTGCCTATTATCTTTGATGACCCTATCAACTTCTTGCTGTGTGAAATAGACCCTACCCATAATCTTGACCGCATTGATAATTCCAGCCTTCCTCCAGGCCATGAGAGTCGTGAGGCTTATGCCAAAGAAGCCGGCTACTTCTTTCGCTGTGAGGGGTTTTGGTTGGGTGGTCATTTGATTCCTAAATGCTCTTTCGATTCTTTCGAGCCTTCCTTCGATTTTTTTAAGTTTTTCTTTCTCAAGTCCTTCGGTCTGCTTTTTAATCCAAGACTTAACCCTGCATTTGGTTTCAAAATAAATGTGCCACGTATATTTAGGTTTAAATTTTCTGCCACATCCACAGGCACATTCTGCTAATAAAGGAGGTTTATTAAGCCGATGATTATTAGTTGCTGTACGCTCGTTTAAACGCATTTTACGCAATGATTTTATGAGGGTTCGTGACCCTCAATAAGCTTTTTGATTTTGTAAAGAGTACGATCGTGAGGTTTCGTGATTTTGCCATTAAGGAAACGACTTAAAGAACCAACCGAGCAGTTTAAAAGAATTGCTGCCTGCGAGAGTCTCATGTCTCTTTCATTCAAGAATTGTCTAAACTTGTTTTTTAAATCATTCATCTCAATATACATGAAATATATATCAAGCAAATTGATATGTCAAGCTTTTTTTTATTTTTTTTATTTTTTTTATTTGCCTTATACCAATTAAAATGATAAAAAAATACAATGAATGAACGAGAAATTTTAGGACAAAATATTCAAAGATATAGATTATTTAAGGGGATTAAAGCAATAGACTTAGCTAAAAAAATAGATTTATCAGAAGAGCATCTTTCAAAATTAGAAAATGCACATGAAGATGCAAAAAATATTGGATTAGGCTATTTGATAAAAATTGCCAAAAAATTAAATGTCACAATAGAAGAACTTTTCATGAGCAATGGCAATCTTTTATCTTTAAGATTCATAATTTCAGACCATAACATTCATACTTTAAGAGAAGTCGCTAAAATAATTAAAGATTTGTTAGAAAAAAAATAGGAGGAAACAATGTTAAGCATAATTCTATTCATTATTTTTATTATTCCCTTCCTAATTTTATGTAACTATGTTGCTTACATAAGAACGAATGTTAGGGAAATTCGAGATATGCTCAAAAACAAAACCCAATGAAGCACATCATCATATACGACATTGAAGACAAGGAGCTCATAGACTTCCCCTGGTATGAAGATAAGGAAGTGCCGCCGATTGTGAAGCCGAAAGTTAAGAAGAAGGAAGGGGAGGAGGATGCCGAAAAGAAGAGAGGGCGCTGCTCTTAATAAGCAGACGGGGTATTACTTTTTTGATGAGCGTGTAGGAATCGGCAAGGATAAAAAGCGAATCCGCTTCTCTCTCAAAACCCAAGACCCCTTAAAAGCGCAATGGCGATGGGAGCAGCATTATAGAAAAGTCTGGTCTGAGTATTACGGAATAGAATCCCCACTCAAGCCTGAGAGGGTTTCATTCTGGGAACTAGCCAATGAGTTCATCGACTATGAGAGGAACATCAAGCGGATAAAGGAATGGAAGATGATCACCTACAGATTCAAATTCGTTCATGAAACATGGGGAGACATTGACATTCAGGATATCTCAAAAAAGCATTTCATCAAACTGGATGAGAGACTCAAGAAAGAAGGGCGTTCTGAGAATACGGTAAATCATTACTTCTCACTCCTTAAAACCTTTTTCAATTATGCCATAAAACAAAAAAAGTATAAGGGTGAAAATCCCATCAAAGAAATAACCCCTTATGTCATAGATCAGAAAAGACGGGAATACAGCATGGAGGAAATAGAGAGGATATTGGAGGCTGCGGAAAGAGTGGAAAAGGAAGCTCGGGCTTATGCTGTATTTCAGAAATATGCAAAAAGGATAATCCTGCTTCTGCTCTATACCGGAATGAGATTGGGTGAAGTCCTTAACCTGAAATGGGACAACATCCAGGATGATAAGATAATCCTGAAACGGACAGAGACAAAGCAGAGAAAGGAGAAGGTCATTCCCCTTACCGATACGATCAAAAACATCCTTGAGCAGTTCCAGAACAAGAGGAGAAAGAACGGTTATGTCATTCCCTTGCGAAGGCGCAGCGGGCAGATGAGGGCAGGTTGGGCTAACTCGGTCATAAGGAAAATACGTGATTATTCAGGCATTAAGGATTTCATTTTCCATAACATCAGGCATACGGCCTCGACCCTCATGGTCTCTGAGGCTTTAGGAAAAGGAGTGGGGCTTGCTGATATAATGAAAGTTCTTGGTCACAGCCAAGTTGAAACGACTATGAAATATCTGCATCCTGATTTCGACAGGATGAAGAAAGCTGTAGAAGCCCTTGAAGAGAAGGTGAAAAAGTGATAATATTCTCAGTCGTTAGAAAGGCTAAAAAGTTCTATATTGGTCAAGATAGAATATCCAGGAATCACATATTTATTGACATTATTATAGTTATAAAAGATGACCCAAGGCGAGGTAGCTCAGTCGGTAATTCCCTGACATACCTCATTACCCCTGGGGGATGACGTAAACTAAGCTAGGATAATGCAGGATTTTAAAGACTTTGGGACTTGCTTTGGTCAAGATATAAAAAGCTAATTATAATTGACTTATCCCTTATTTAGCCTTATCTTATAATCACCCTA